GCGGTAAAGCGGGGCGAGTGAATTACCCGCATGGCTTTATTTTATCTGGCAAGAATGGCAGGGGGAAAAGTATTTACAGTCGTGATGGTAAGGCTAGAACACCCATTCGTGAGGTGTCAGTCGCTATTGATAGCAAGATGAACTCGTTTATTAAAGATGATGTTTTCGATGATGTTGAACAGCTTTTCATGCGTAACTTTATAAAAGATTTAAACGCCCGAATTAACTATAACATTGGCGGTAGGTGAGAAAATGAACGCTAATACAAATACCACTTTAGACGCCGTACACGCTGGAATTGTCGCGGCGATTAAAACTCAGTTTCCGGATCTCAAAACCGTCGAGGCTTACCGCTTAGACCGGAAGAATTTACCCACCCCTGCTTGTTTGATCGAGTTGACTGACATGGAAACTGGCGTTGATCCAGATCCAGCGACGGAACAGCTTGCCGTTCTTGCGCGCTTTGAAGCTCGCTTTGTTATGTCGTTCAAACAAGGCTTAAAAAACCCAAAACTGGAGGTGAGAAAGTTAGCTTCTGCTTTTGCTGTTTTCGCCAACTCTAGTCGATGGGGTTGCCCGATTGGTGCGGCTCAAATCGTGGGTATTTTCCCGGATGATTTTGACGCTGAACTCGACCAATTTGAATGTTTCAGAGTTGAATGGCAACAGGTGATTCACTTGGGTGAAACCGTTTGGCTTGATGATGGAATGACGCCCGAACCTTATTTTTCATGGTCGCCTGATATTGGCATACCGCATGAGCCTGATTACAAACCATTTGATGAGTTAGTGAGCGTGCTGGAATGATGGAGGGTTTTGCTTTATCGGAGGGCGCGCGTACTCAAGCAAACATGATTCGCATTGGCACGGTGGTGGATCTTGATACTGTTGCCGCTAGGGTGACTGTTCGCGTTGCTGGTGTTGTTACGGACTGGCTACCTTGGATCACTCAGCGCGCGGGAACTACTCGCACTTGGAATCCACCCAGAGCGGGCGAACAGGTTTTAATTCTTGCGCCCTACGGTGATTTATCGCAAAGCGTAGTATTGCCAGCACTTTATCAAACCGCTTACCCGTCACCTGTTGGCGCTACGAAATTTCAAGATACCACTATTTATCCGGATGGTTCAGTCGTTAGTTATGACAGTCAAACTAATGCGCTGGCTATTACTATCGCGGGCAATGGTAACGTCACTATTAATTGCAAGACAGCTACGATAACCGCTTTAACGAAAGTTGAGCTTATAACGCCAACTGTGCATGTTACTGGCGACATTTTGGCTGATGGTGATGTTAAGGCGGGAGCGATTAGTTTAAAAACTCACAAACACGCAGGTGTTCAGGCGGGAAGCTCACAAACTGGCACGCCTGTTTAAAAATAGGAAACTCCGCAAGAGGAACATTGATGCGCTTATTAGGATCATTGGCTACATGATAGGAATTAATGCAAATACTGGCAAGTCATTAGGTGAGATTGACCACTTACGCCAATCTATACGCGATATTTTGACCACCCCGATTGGCACGCGCGTGATGCGGAGAGATTACGGCTCAAGATTATTTCAATTAACTGACGCGCCACTAAACCGCACCACTATTCTTGAGCTTTACGCGGCTACTGCTCAAGCAATAGCGCGATGGGAACCCCGCTTTTCAGTTCAGCAAGTAAAGATTGCCGAAGCTAGTGCGGGTTATGTTGTGCTGGATCTGACAGGAATTTATAAGCCTGACGGAAAAAAAATTACTCTTGATGGGATATTGGTTACTTAATGGCTTCTAATTTAACCGCAGTTAATTTAACTGAATTGCCAGCACCCGCAATCATTGAAACGCTAAGTTTCGAGCTTATATTGTCGGAAATGCTGGCGGATCTTCAAGCACGCGATCCTGTATTTACCGCGCTTGTTGAGTCTGACCCTGCTTATAAGATTTTAGAGGTGGCGGCGTATCGTGAAACGCTAATTAGGCAAAGAGTGAATGACGCGGCGCACGGGGTTATGTTGCCATTCGCCGTTGGTGGCGACCTCGATAATATAGCCGCTAATTATGATGTGTTGCGGTTATTAATTACGCCCGCTAATGATACGACCATTCCACCTACTGATGCTGTTTATGAGCCGGATGATGATTTTCGCATTAGGATTTTATTATCATTAGAGGGTTATACAACTGCTGGCTCACGCGGCTCTTACATGTTTCACGCGTTGAGTAGTGACGCAGACATAAAAGACGTTGCTGTTACCTCGCTAACCGCTGGCACAGTTAATGTCGCTTTGTTATCCAGAACTGGCACGGGTACTGCATCCGCGCCGCTAATTGCTAAAGTGCTTTCGGCATTAAATAGCGATGTTGTGCGCCCTTTATGTGACACCGTTTTAGTGACGTCTGCAACCATTGTTAATTACGCGATTACGGCAACTTTAAAAGTGTATCCCGGCACGGGTCAAGCTGAGGTGCTTGCGGCGTCGATTGCGGCGGCGACTCAGTACGCTAGTGACATGAGCAAGATTGGCAGGGACATAACCCTATCTGGAGTATATGCGGCATTACATCAATCGGGCGTGCAAGTGGTTACGCTTACATCACCCTCGGCAACCATCGTTAATGCGTGGAATCAAGCGCCTAACTGCACAGCTATAACCGTGTCAATCAATGGAACTGATGAATAGCTCATTATTGCCTTATAACGCTACTGACCAAGAGCGCGCACTGGATCTTGCAACTTCCCGCGTCGGTGACGTGCCGATTCTTATTCGTGAACTTTGGTCGCCAGAGTTATGCCCAAACCACTTGCTTGCTTGGTTGGCGTGGGGTCTTGGTGTTGATGAATGGGACAACGGCTGGTCGGATGATACTAAACGTAACATCGTTAAAAATGCCGTCGCTATTCAGCGCAAAAAAGGCTCTGTTTGGTCAGTTAAGCAAGCTATTAATGATGCGGGCTATGGTGATAGCGTTTTATTTGAGGGCAACTCTAATAATTTTTATAACAACGTTTTTACCCATAATGGGTTTAAAACTTACGGCGACCCGACTGAATGGGCGCGTTATCGCTTTTTTCTTACTCGACCAATTAGCAATGCTCAAGCGGCGCAGATCCGGCGAATATTGGATTACACCGCGCCCGCTCGTTGCCATTTAATCGAGTTAGTATTTACTCAAGCCAGTAATCTTTTCAACGGCGCAGTTACCTATAACGGTGCTTATAATCATGGAGTCGCTTAACCGATGGCAAATTTAACTGAAACATCAACTTATGATGCGGGCGTTTATCAAATAGAACTTACTGACCCTGTTATTGGTGGCGCGTCTGGTATTACTAACACGCCCATTAAAAACTTGGCAAACCGGACTAAATACTTAAAAGATCATGTTGATATTATTGAATCAACGTATGCACCTAAAGCATCGCCCGCTTTAACGGGTGTACCTACCGCGCCAACCGCCGCTGTAAATAACTCAACCACTCAGTTAGCTACCACCGCTTTTGTTAATGCGGAAATTGCCAGCGATGCCGCCCCCATTGCTCACGTCGGTTCAACTGGTGCGGCTCATGGCGCGGTAAGCACTACGATTAATGGCTTTATGAGTGCGGCGGATAAAGTGAAACTTAACGGCATAGCAGATGGCGCTACCGTTGGCTCTGGAACTATTACGAGCGTTACAGGCACAGCGCCTATTGTTTCATCCGGTGGAACTGCGCCAGCAATAAGCATATCTGCCGCAACTATTTCTGCCGCTGGTAGCTTGTCGGCGGAGGATAAGGTCAAACTTAATGGCATAGCAGATGGCGCTAATACAGTTTTCGCCAGCGGCACAAAGATAGCTTTTTTTCAAGCGGCGGCGCCGACTGGCTGGACGCAAGACATCACCATTAATAACTGCATGCTTCGTGCGGTCAATGCGGCGGGCGGTGGAAGCGGCGGTACTGATTCGCCAGTTTTGAACGACAAAACAATGGTGGCTCATACGCACGCTTTTACGGGGAGCGCGTTAGCGGCTCATACTCACGCTTTTACGGGGAGCGCGTTAGCGGCTCATACTCACGCTTTTACTGGAAATGCTCTTACCGCTCATACACATACAGATTCTGGGCATAATCATGGAAGTGGTGGCGCTAATTTTAGCTATGCAGGTGGTAGCAATATACAAAGCTCGGGGGGCGTGGTGTCTACAGGCTTCGCACATATATCATCTAACTCGGCTGGCACACCTACAGGCTCAATATCTTCAACTGCCGCTGGTACTCCAGCCGGATCAATAGGCTCGACTGTCGCTGGTACACCATCCGGCTCAATATCTTCAACTGCCGCTGTCAGTTGGACGCCAAAATACATTGATATGATTATTTGTGCTAAAAACTAATGGAAATTAAAACAGTCGTTACTTGCCCGCTTGGCTCTAAGTGCGAAGAAATAAAAGACGGCGCTATACATCGGTGTGCGTGGTGGACAAAGTTGGCGGGCACTAATCCAAACACGGGCGAGTCAGTTGATGAACACGGCTGTGCTATGTCTTGGCTACCGATGTTATTGGTTGAAAACTCTATGCAACAAAGATCTACCAGCGCGGCGGTTGAGTCGTTTCGGAATGAGATGGTGCAATCTAATGAGATCAGTAACCATATTTTATTGGCATCTGTTAGTGGTTCGCCGGATCTTCAAAAAATAGGATGATGGAAAAGCCGCAAGAGGATGATTATTTTAAAAATGCTCATTATGCACGCTACGGTTATCCGGTTAACCCTACAGAGGATTTATTAACATGAGTGAAACTTTTTTACATGGCGTTGAGGTTTTAGAAATTGACGCTGGACCACGCCCTATACAGACG